GTCTTGGGTAAAACGCTAAAAACTTTTTTGCTACCCCCTCATGCCCCAAACTCTCTGTAATCTTCGATCGCTTTCCTTAGTTGTTGTTGCATTTGCTTTTTTGTTTCTTCGTTTGCATACATTTTTTTAATAATCTTTTCGTGCGTTTCTTCGCTTACACTAATAAGATTATCCGGATCTAAACCTTTGCTCGGATCTTCTCTATACTCTGCAATGTGATGAACCAATGCAGCTTTTACTATTCTTCTTTCTGTCATATATAAATAAATATCTATGTGATTATCTCGGGTTAATATCTTTTGTCTTACTATTTGCCATGCTTTAGAGTTATAAAAAGCCTTTGCCTTTTGATCTCTGTACTTGGCGTCGTATTCTTTATCTCTCTGCGCCTTTGTTATTGTGTGCTTGCTGCAATATGTCTTTGTAATATCTATTACTTTATTGCAACCCGGGTGGGCGCAAAACTTACGCAGGGGCATATAGCAAACCTCCCAACAAAACAAATTACCCGGGGTACAAATAAATATACCTCGGGTAATTTGCATTTTCTAAATATTTCATTGTAACCATTTTAACGTAGTTAAACGGAAATGTCTAGGGCGTTAAATCGGGCGTGTTGTCAAGTCCTTGTGTTTCTGTAACTGCTGCCACAACCTGCGCTTTGCATTGCCTTTATAAGCGCGTCCGTTGCCTCCTCTGCACTTATTGTTATGTCCGGTATTTTTACCGCCTGCGTATTTATCATTGTTCCATTATTCGTCTTTGACGGTATTATATATGCCTCTGCCTCTAGCCTTTTATTATTGCAATACTCCCTATTGTTGCAACTTCGGCATTTCTTAGCCATTCTGCTATAACTACCGGTATTGCAGCCGTTAATAATTGTTCCGTCCATTTGTCGCCTCCTAGATTGCGTCGGATCCAAATAGTAAAACTGCCATTTCTCTAATAAGCGTATTTTTGTAATTTCTTACCGTCTTTTCGTTAAGGTTGTCCGGGTAGCCGTCTGTATTGGCTAAAATATCCGTTATTTCTTCCCAAGTGTAAACCTCCTCGCTTACGCGTTTACCCTCTGTTGTTTTCTTTCTTTGTAGGTAACGGATCTCGATAGCCTCATAACCTTTTCGATCTTTGATTTTGTCTAACGCTTTTTCGATCCTCTCTATATCGCTCTTGGATCTCTCGTAAGACGCCTGCCGGTCTGCTAATATCATATCGTCGTCTTTTGGCGCGGATCCATTCTTGCAATACGACGTAATGGACTTGCTTTTTCCATGAAAAGCAATGTCTAAATATTCCTGCTCGTCCGCTACGTGTTCTTTAAGTGTCTGATAGTAATATAATATTTTCTCGGTATTCTTAAACGCCTCGTCTTTCATGGCTTTTTGTCTGTCTAGCCACGAAATACTATTCATTTTCTTAAATACCTCGTCTATGGTTACTAATATGGTTTCTCTTGTTTCTTTTGTTACGCTCATGTTATGCCTCCTCTACTTTCCCGAATATTTCCGCGTATCGCTCCGGGTAATTCTCGCCTATGTAGTCCTTAATAGTTTTTTGATCTCCTACCTCTAATTTTCCCCGGTTGTTATCTCGTAAAAATAGCCAACCTCCCGGACTTAAAAATATTGTTTGTACTGCATAGCCAAACGCGTTAATAACGTCGCATACCTCCGTTGCTTTTTCTGTATCAAATAGCAGGCGTTTATTTTCGCTGCTGCCGTCCGGTTTTCTAACGCTAACGCTTAATACTGCTTTTAGCGCTTTTCTTTCTTGTTTTTTATTCATTGTTTTCACGCTTTCGCCTGCGGGCTGCTATGCGCCCTTTTCGGTCTTTCTGCATTGCGTAATAGCAATATAATGTCGCTCTGACGTCCTCTAATGCGTCGTGTGCCTTGTAGTTGGTATATCCGTAATACTTGGCGCAATATGTTAGCGGTTTCCATTTGTAATTACCGTGTTTTTCGTCGTAATCTCCTACAATATAGGAAAATTCTAACATAACGTCGTATATTTTCGCCTTTACTGCCGTGTCTATTCCTTTGGCTGCTAAAAATGGTAAATCAAACCCCTTATGATTATACCCAATGATTAACCCGGCTTTTCTTGAGATCTTGTCTATCTTACGTTTCTCTGTTAAAATGCCCGGCGCAAACTTTACACAATCCCACGAAATCTTGTTAATTGCCTCTGCCTCTTTCCGTTCCGTCGTATAGTCCGGTTTTATGTATGAGTTGTAAAGCGTTTTGCCTCTGCCGTTAATAATTGGCACCTGCAAGATCTCGTCATTGTTTCGATCTAGCCCGGTTGTTTCAATGTCAATGCAAATAATTTTACCTTTTCTCACTCTCTCGCCTCCTATCTCTTGCGCAAGATCTAAACATCATAAGCAGCATTTCACTAATTGATCTATCGCGATCCCGCCTTTTGGCTTTCTTTGCAGGTTCTAAATCAGATCCGGACGGTACGTACACGCCTACGTAATACGGTATTTCTTTTTGTACCTCATGTAATCTACTCGCCCTGCGTTCGTTGTAGCGTAATCAAATGTTACCTCTTTCGCCCAATAAACACGTGTGTCATATGCCTTTATGTGCTTTTCTAGGCATTTCGATAACATTTTAGTTGTTTCCGGTCTGTTCAACTATCGCCACCTCCTCGTACAACTTATAAACCTGCTGCATAATTGCCTTTAATTTTACCTCTCCAATGCCCTTTAAGCCTGCTATCGCCTTTTCTATATCTCCCGGCTTAACTGCTGCCGCTCGGTTTTTCTTTCCTGCCTTAATGCCGTCGTTAAATCCGTCCTGCCATACCCTCGTAAAAAAATCACTCATTTGTACGTGATCCATTTTCTTAATATTCTTGTACTGCTGCCTTGTTATTAAATTCTTTGCCATTTGTCGCCCTCCTATGGTAATACACTTTCTAACATATCTGCTTTTATTAGATCGTGTATAATATCTAAATATGTTCTTTGATCTCTGTACCTGCAATTAGCGCTTTTATGTATTCTTGGATCGTCGTCTTTCCACTCGTTCACATCAAACATTACCGGGCTTACAAAAAGCATTTTGCAGCCCCTTGAAACGCATAGGTAATAACATTGGTTTTCTTTTGCCGTTCCTTTGCATTGTCTAAACCCAAACTTTTCAAATTCCTTTACATTTACTTTTGGTCTTAACATATTCTCGCCTACTTTCCGGTTGATCCTATGCCGCCTCTGTCTGCATTTCCCAAACTCTCAACCTTTGTTAATTTAATCTTTGGTTGATGTTCAATAATTCTAAATTGACAAATGCGATCATTCTTTTCTACGTGTGTATCTCTTGTTGCATACGCCAAAAATTTCCATTCGTCATTATCTCCCTTGTAACTCTCGTCGATAATTCCTAATGAATTTGCTAATAATATGCCGTAATTCTTAAATGTGCTAGATCTTGGCGCTACTAATGCCTCGTAACCCTCCGGCAATTCCATTGCAACGCCTAATCTAATTAGTTTGTATTCCCCTGCCTTAATATCTACGCTTTCTGCCGATCTAAGGTCGATCCAATCGCCAACCTCTAATGCCTCAATTTCCTGCACGTCGTTAAAATATTTAATTTTTATTTCCTTTTCCATTCTTACTGCCTCCGGTACTAAACTATCGCAAAACTCGCACATTGTTTTAATTCCTTTTTCGCAAATTCCGTTATTTTCATGTTTACATTTAATCATTTCTTTTTCCTGCTTTCTTTTTCGTTTCTTTGAACCACCAAAATAACAACCAATCCGCAGCAAATGTTACTATCCCGGTTGCTGCTATCCTTATTCCGATAAGTCCGAACCATATAGCAATAATCAATCCTGCCAATATTGCTACAACGGATAAGATTGCCGCAATGTTAATAATTTTGTTTGCCATTTTAAAACCTCCATATCTGCTTGCCGCATTTCTCGGCTAACTCTAATTCCGCTGCCATTCCTGCGCTTATTCCGTATTTCTCGCCAACAAATACAACCTCACATATATTTAATAAATCTTTGCCGATTTCTAAGCCCTGCTGCCTCTCTGCCGGGATCTTGTCATTTAATACCTGCGTTATGTATAAATGCGGTGTTATTGGTGTAAATCCTGCGTTAATAGCCCTCTCGGTTAATTCTCTTGCGTATCTTCTATTGCGGATCCGCTTAAATATGTTTCCTCTGTATGGGCTGCATACATAACAATATCGTTTTGCTTTTATTTCTATCATTTTCCCGCCCTCTCTTTCATTTTTAGCGCTATATCCTGCAATACGCTTAATTCGTTCTCGGTCGCCCATATTGCCAACCCTGCTATTTCCCGGG